CCGCTCCAGTCAGTGCTGCGGTGATGGTGCCTGCGGTGAAGTTACCAGACGCATCACGCGCTACGATCGCGCTTGCTGTGTTGGCGCTGGCGGCTGTGGTGGCTGAGTTGCTGACCTTGCCTGCCGTGGCGATAGTGGCAAGTTTCGTGTCAACGATGGCAGCAGAAGCATTAATGTCGGCATTAAGTATCGTGCCATCCAGGATCATTGTGCTGGTCACTGCACCAGTATCACCAGTCGTAACCACGGTGCCAGTCACATTAGGCAGCGTGATCGTGCGATCTGCTGTTGGATCCACCACAGCAATGGTGGTTTCAAAACCATCAGCAGTAGCGCCTTCAAAGGTTAGGCTGCCAGCAGTGCCGATCTCCAGGTTGCCGGTCATCGTACCGCCAGCTTTGGGCAAGGCCGCATCAGCAGCGTCTTTGGCGACCTTTACAGCCGCCGGCGTGGCAGCCGTTGTGGTGCTGGTGCTGGTAGTACTGTCCGTCAGTTGAACCGTGCCACGGGCGCTTGTAGTGCCTGCTTCGATCTTATTGCCGTCGATTGTACCGTCACTCAGTAGATCAATGGCGCCTGCCACCATTGCGGTAGGCGTGATCTTTTTGGTTTCAGCGCCTGACGTATCAACAACCGGCACCGCATCAGTAGCCGCAAGATCGCCTTGCGCAAGTGCAGCAAGTTGACTGATCTTAAGGTCTGCCATTGCTAGATACCGTCAATTACAATGCTTCCTAAGCCAGATTCTAGCAAGATTTCATCGCTGTCCTCTTGCAGCAACAGATCACCCGATGGATTGCCATAGATAATCTGAATGGCGCCAGTAGTCACAAACTCAATTTCAGATCTTAATGCTTCTGTTGGATTAAATGCAATTACTACGTTAGTAATTAATCCATTAACTAAATAATAAAGCCCTTGGCTTTCAGCGCTAGTTTCAATTATTGTATTAGCCGCGCCGTGTCCAGGCTGCTTAATTGAAAAGGTAGCGCGAAATGCACTGCCGAGTTGCTGACGCATTACAAGGCCGTGCATATATTGCGCGCTTTCTGTTTCTTCACTGCTGGATGACAACCAATCCCAATAGCAGCTAATTTTGCCTGCACCTGAAATTAACCCACTAATGTGTTTAGTAAATGAATCACCTAGACTTGTGGTATCAATTGCTGCTGTATTTGTACTCAGTTCATAACCAGCAACTTGCCCTAATTTTCGGACACCATCACCCAGTAGCGTCATTGTAATGTTATAAGTTGCCGCTGGATTAACAAGTGTCACCGCATCTGCTGATAATCCCTTAAGCGATGCCGCCCATGTCGTATAAAGCCTAACGCCACTTGCACCGTCTACATTAAGGTAATAAATTTCACTGCCTGTTGCACCGCTAATAAATGTAAGCGTGCTGGTTGCGCGTACAAATTGCACTCGGTCGCCAGTGATGAATACACCGGCAGGAAAATCAAGTTCTAATCGTTTTTGCGCTACATTAACGGCAGCCGTACTAATTGCGGTAGTAAAAGCAGATGCCGCAAGCCGTTGCAACTTAATTAAACCAGCAGAGCCAAGATAAATTCCCATTATGCAGCACCCATGGTTGCTTCAGTTAATAAACCAGTAACAACAAAATTAAGCGCAACTGTTACTAGATCACCAGAGCTTGTTGTAATTGCTGAGCCGTTAATTAGTACTGATGCTGTAATAGCGCGAGTGCTGGTAAGCCTTAACTGCATAGTATGCGTTGTAGTTGCAGGCAATGCAGTTGTTCGGATTGTATTACCAATCATACTGGCCATTGCAAGCGCTCCGCTATCGTTCACATAATACAACGCATTACATGATCCGCTATAGCTAAGTCTTCCAAACGCATAAGTCTTAGCGGAACTGCCCATGTTAGTGGTTTCCATGGCTTCAGCTTCACCATTGATAGACCAGTTGCGGATTTTGGCCACCTGTGTGCCACCAATAAGCAATGCACCATCAATCCCGGTGTAATAACGTGCTGTCATGCGATGACTCCAACTAATTCAACGCTAAGGCTTTGATAGCCAGGCACGCTATATACTACGCTAGGCGGTCCGGCATAGCGCCATGCGTTACCAGTTGGTAATATATGCGCATAGGTTGCCAAGCCAGCGTAGACATCAGCCGGGACATCAAATGATTCAAATGTTGTTAGGACAGTTGAATAATGATCCGTGATGCTTTTCCCAACTGCATTGGTTACGTTAACAAAACCAAGACTTAACCGCTGACCAAATGCGCGATCAGCATGAAGAAACCGCACTTCATAGCCACCAATCGATGAATATGCTGTTTGGGCAATGGTGCCGGGTGACCATGCCCGAGAAGTTGGCGTAACTGACGGAAATGTGGTCATCGCGTAATCGCAAAGCTGCCGCTTAGGATTTCAGTATTTATTATAGCAATGTTGCTGCCATTTACTGGATACAGGTCTGCCGTAATGCTTACAACGCCAGTTTGATCATACGTGATGCTAGAAACCTGATACACATTAGTCTCGGTTACGTTATCGCCTTCACTATTAATGCGCAAGCGTTGAACAGCAATGTAATCAGTAGGTTGCACGTTGCGGTAGGTGCCGGGATAATCTGTGTCTTCAATTGAATTGATGACCGCATCAATGTTGGTCTGGAATGAAACTGAATGCGTTGAGTATCGCTTGCGTGCAAGTATATGCTTTGCAATCAGGATTGCATGATCGGCACTTGCGCAAAAATCCGATAAATCGTATTGATCACTCGATACATCAAATGCCACATTTGAATAACGTACTTCAACAGTGCTTTGCGAACTGATGGATGTTGGTACTACGTCACGCCAAATTATTACAATTTTTGAATTGGTGCGTCCAGCGAAATCAGCATATATTTTCTGATAGCTACCTTGAATGATGCTAAGGTTAGTGAACGTAGTCGGTGTCAAAGCATCAGTGCGAATACTGCCTCCATTATTTACATAAAGCAATGGCTCAATGGATAATTCAAATCCTGGCCTTAAATTTAAAAATACCGATAAAAGCAATGATGGCGCAACTTGCGACAAATAATCCTGAAGATTTGATGATGTAGAAATAACACCATTAAACCATAGTGAATAATTATCTAAAAATAAGTTTACCCTCAATGCGGTTATATAGTTGATAAAACCATTAAAAACATTATTTGTATAATAAAATCTTGTTTGATAATATAAAAAATTGAAAATATCAGTAAATTGATTTGTTTCTAAAACTGGCGCCAAGCCGGTTGCGGGATTATACTGCGAATTAAGGACAATCTTGCTACCTTTTGACGCATAAACGTAGATTTGCTTTAAGTCGGTAATTTTGCCGTAGTAATCACGGCCAAGGATAAAGTAAGTTATATCAGCATAGGCTAAATTGGACTCGCTAATAAGGCCGGTAACATTATTAGTTTGTTTTACCTCAAGGCTAAAGCTATTAATTGTACCTGGATTACCAATAATTCCTATTTGAACTGGAGTGTCAATTCTAACTAAATAGCTGCCTTGCGTTAGTGTATAATTCCAAGCAGTTATTGTGCCATTATCGCCGCCTAGCACAACAGTTGCGGTCGATACAACCCCAGTTCCATTATTTGTGATTGTAACATTATATTGCCAAGTTGTGTGCGTAGTCAAACCAGTTGCTTCAACTCTTGAATTAAAATCAAGCCGTGTTGTGCGGTCACCCCTAGTATTAAATTGAATGCTTGATCCGCTACTGGTAGTTAGGGGATTTAATGGATACCGTTCGCTGGTGCGGTCGCACGCTACCCCATAAGTGCTACCAATAGCACATGTACCGCTTGATACTGTATCTGCAATGCTTTTGTAAACGGTGGCAATTGCCGATGCTCCAGGGAACGAAATTGATGCTGGTTGATTGCCAACAAATATATTGCTGTAAGTTATTGTAATATCAACAAAGCCTTGGCTTACAGCAAGAATATAGTAATTGTCAAAATCAACTGATGTTTGCTTTATCATTGGTGCAGCAATCCAGATGCCGCCTACAGTGCCAACGCGCTTACCAAGTACGATCGGCAGCGTCTCGCCAGCATTTGCCACGCGCTGCGCTACATCAAGCGCCGCTGATGGTAGCGGTCTCCTTGTTGGGTCTTCGTCAATCCGCAATGCGCTACTACCGGTTGGTGTAGGGCGTAGCGTCATGGGCAATACTACAAAAACATTAGTATGCCGAATTATATTGCTGCCGCCATCGCCACCGCTAGCTACAGCATTTTTCTGAGCCCAGTAGTTCTGATATGCTGTTTGATAGTTTGCGGCACCAGCATTCCCGCTACCAAAAGCAAATTTAAATAAAGCAGCATTATCCTTTGAGACGCTGCCTGGTGTGCCTTCAAAAAATGAATTACCCATTATTGCCCCTCTGTTTTGCTAATAATAGCAGAAGTCATCTTGCGCGTTGGTACTTGGCCGCGTACAGAATCAATACCGTTTGAGATTGTAATGTCTACGCTTTCAAATGCAGTTGATATTGTTTTTGCTTGCCCTTGCATTCCTGCAACGTCGTAAACATCACCGTTGCTAAAACTTGTTGCAAAATTAGCTAAATTAACAATTGCTGGATCAAATGCAGCTAAAGATACAAAAAAATACTGCCTTGGGATTGTGTAAAGCGATTCCGCAAACGCAATCATTGCGGCAGTACCAGGGAGCTGTATTGTAGTTTCAATAATTGTTGTATTAATTGCGCTGGTAAAAGATCCAGCGGTAAATGGCATAAAGCTATGCGCTGTGCCTGATAGCGTAAAACTGCCATCAATAAAATAATTCTGCCATGCGTATGTAGGCGTTGCATCACTGATATCATTGTAAAATTTAACAAATGCAATAATTGCTAACGTCATCGGCCAATCCCCATTGAATTGCGCAATCCGGCGCTACTTTTAATCATTGATAGTGCAAGTTCCGCACCATTGGTGGCAGCGGATCTCATGCCATTCATAAAATCACCTTGACTTACATAGTTGCTGTTGTTCATGTTCATTACCGGACCTGTTGTTACGCTAACTTGCGGGTTGATGGTTGGTATTACACTAGCACCGCGTTGGCCGCTTGCATAGCGCGACATTGCTTCATCCATTTTGCTTGCTGGAATTATGTACTCAGGTTGACCACCCTCACCAACTATTGCTTTAGTTGGGCTAGATACATAGCCGCCGCTGGCATATTGAGCAACAATTCTGGACGGCTCTGGGTTGGCTGCTGCATTCATTTCGGCTTGAGCCCTACTTGCTGCGCTATTATTAACATTAATATCATAAAATCCACCATTAGCAAATGTTGCAGATCTGGACGTAGCGGTACTGGTTGAAGATACTGGTACATTTTGCATTTGATTTTGATAGGCCAATGCCCGTTGCATAGCATTAGCCGCGCTATATGCATTTGTTGCAACTTGTGACATAGCGCTTGCAAGTCCACGCGCTTGCCCAGCACCAGATGCAAGGCTATTAGATAGGCTTACTGCATTTCGCTGTGACATGCCGATATTATCACTTGTCAGCTTGCTTTCCAATGATAATTGCGCTTGCACTACTTTAGTCTTGTAGACTGCTGCAGCAGTTTGCTCTTGATATGTTGCGGTTTGCTTGGTTGAATCTAAATTTTGCTGCGCCAATTTTATTGCTTCACGTTGGCTAGAT